TTTTCAAGCTTTTCCTGGTCAAGATCATAGATCACACATTACTGCTCACTTAAATTTCTTAGAAACAAACATGGTTAAGAACGCACCTGCAGTTGGAGCGTCTATACAAAAAAATATTTTAGAACATATTAGTTTAATGGCACAAGAACAGATCGAATTAGAGTTTAGACAAGAGTTGCCACAACTAGCACAGATGATGCAGATGGCACAACAGAATCCACAGATGCAACAACAAGCTATGGCTATGCAACAACGTATCGAAGCTAGAAAAGCTGTACTAATTTCTGAAATGATGGAAGAATACATGAACGAAGAGAAAAAAATTACTTCACAATTTGGAAATGACCCTATTGCAATGTTAAGAGCTAGAGAATTAGACCTTCAAGCACAAGAGAACAACAGAAAAAAACAAGAAGGTGAAGATAGAATTAACTTAGACCGTATGAAAGCCATGATGAACCAACAAAACGTAGATGAGAAGCTAGATCAGAACGAAGAACTAGCACAATTAAGATCTGACACGTCTATTAAGAAAACAATTTTAACAAGTGAACTTAAAAAGGACAATTAATGATTAATAAAAAAGAAAAAAACACTTTAAAGAAACATAAAAAGCATCATACAACAAAACATATGGCATCAATGAAAAAAGATATGAAAAAAGGCATGACTTTTAATAAATCACATAATAAAGCTATGCGAAAGGTTGGAAAATAATGGCTTGGTTTGGTTTAGCAAAATTAGCACTATCTGCTGGAAGTAAAATTTACGCAAATAGACAAAAAACTAAGATGGCTATGTCTGATGCACAACTAATGCATGCATCAAAAATGGCCAGTGGTGAGGAAGCTTACCAAGGCAAATTATTAGAGTCTAGACAATCTGACTGGAAGGACGAGGCGGTTTTAATAATCCTCTCAACGCCTATTGCTATTTTAGCTTGGGCAGTCGTATCGGATGACCCTACAGCAATGGACAAAGTAAAATTATTTTTTGAAATGTTCTCAGAATTACCTAAATGGTTTACAAATTTATGGATACTTGTAGTTGCTAGTATTTACGGTATAAAGGGTACACAAATATTTAAAGGAACAAAAAAATAAGGAAGGAGACAAAAAATGGCAAATAGATTATATAATAAACAAATTAAAAAACCCGGGTTTTTAAGTGGTGGTCAAGTTAAACTTGATAAAAACAAAAACGGAAAAATAGACGCTCAGGATTTTAAAATGATGAAAAAAAAACCAAAGAAAAAATAATGAAAAAAATAAAAACATTTATAAAACACCTAATAGAAAAAATACTTGGCAAAAGATGCCAGTGTAACGATTAACTAAAAAAGGAAAAACATGGCAAAACCAGGACTATACGCGAATATACATGCAAAGAAAAAAAGAATAGCAGCCGGCTCAGGAGAAACAATGAGAAAACCCGGAAGCAAAGGCGCTCCAAAAAAAGCTAATTTTGTAGCAGCAGCTAAAACTGCAAAACCAGTTAAGAAAAAAGTTTAATGGCTACCGCTGCATGGCAGAGAAAAGAAGGTAAATCTGCCTCAGGTGGATTAAACAAAAAAGGGGTTGCATCTTACAGAGCAGCAAACCCTGGATCTAAATTAAAAACAGCAGTAACAACAAAACCTTCTAAACTTAAAGCAGGTTCTAAATCAGCAAACAGACGTAAATCTTTTTGTGCTAGAATGAAGGGCATGAAATCTAAACTTACTTCTGCTAAAACGGCAAGAGACCCGGATAGTAGAATAAACAAGTCTCTTAGAAAGTGGAATTGCAATTGAAAAAAACAAAAGCAAAAATAAAGAAAGTAATTAAAGGTTTAAACAAAGCTTCTAATTTACATGCGGGTCAAGCTAAAGTATTGAAAGGAGTTTTAAAAAAACATGCAACTAGAAACAGTAATAGTAAAACTTAATAGACTCTTAAATCAAAGACTAGAAGATTTATCTATAGCGGTAACGTCCGGCGCTATTGACAATATGGAGAATTATAAGTATATAGTAGGACAAATTAAGGCACTAGAATCAGTGCGTCAGGAACTCTCTAACCTGCTAAATGATAAGGAGCAAAAAAATGGAACAGTCGTCAACATCAAAGATACAACTACCGAATAAAAAATTAGTAGGTGTAAAACAATCAGAAGAAAAAAAAGAAGATACAAATAAAATACCTAACCCAACGGGTTGGAGACTTTTAGTATTGCCATTTAAAATGGATGGTAAAACTAAAGGTGGAATACATTTATCAGATTCAACTATTGAGAGACAACAAGTTGGTTCTCAATGTGGTTTAGTTTTAAAGATGGGTCCCCAGTGCTATAAGGATAAAGAGAGATATCCTGAAGGCCCGTGGTGCAAAGAGGGAGGATGGGTAATGTTTGCTCGTTATGCTGGATCCAGAATTAAAATAGAAGGTGGGGAAATACGTCTGCTAAACGATGACGAAGTTTTAGCAACTATCGAGAGTCCAGAGGATCTCTTGCATGAATATTAACCATAGGAGGAAACTATGCCAGAAGTAGAAGAAAAGAACATGGTAGACATTGATACATCCGGTCCAGGAGCCGAGGTCGAAGTATCAGAAGATAAAGATGAGTCGGTTATAGAAACCGAAGCCTCTAAAGAAGAAGCAGTAACCACGGACCAAGGATCAGTTAAAGAAGAAACAAAAGATGACGAAAAACTAGAAGACTATAGTAAAGGTGTTCAATCAAGAATTGCAAAACTTACGCGTAAGATGCGTGAAGCTGAAAGGCAAAGAGATGCAGCTACTGAATACGCTAGATCAGTTGATGAAAAAAGACAAGTCTTAGAAAAAAGATTTGTAAAAACTGATTCAGACTATATGAAAAAGTTTGAGTCAAATGTTAAAACTGGTTTGGATTCAGCTCAAAAAGAATTAGCTGCAGCCATAGAAGCCGGTGATGCAGCAGCACAAGTAGACGCAAATAAAAGGATAGCTACATTAGCTTTTGAAAACGCAAAGTTAGAAGAAGCAAGAAGTAGACAGGTAGAAATACCTACGACACCTTCACAAGTTGTACAGCCAAGACAATCGGTAACACAACTTCCTGAAGCAGATCCTGATGCAGAAGCTTGGGCATCAAGAAACACATGGTTCGGTCAAGATCGAGCTATGACATTTACAGCGTTCGAGATTCATAAAGATTTAGTTGAAAACGAAGGTTTTGATCCTAAGTCTGATGAATATTATGCTGAAGTTGATAAAAGAATAAAGATTGACTTTCCGCATAAATTTGGTAAAACTAACACAGAAACGACTACGAAACCCGTGCAGACGGTTGCTTCAGCGCAAAGAAGTGTTAAACCTGGTCGCAAAGCTGTGAAACTCACATCGTCACAGGTAGCAATTGCTAAAAAATTAGGTGTGCCACTCGAAGACTACGCAAAACAGTTAAAAATCACGGAAGGAGTATAAGCGTATGACAGAACAAGAAAACAAAACTTCACGTGCGAACCAAACACGGTCTAAATCTGAAAGACCAAAAGTGTGGGTTCCACCATCTTCTCTAGATGCACCTCCTGCGCCTGATGGATTCAGGTACAGATGGAGAAGAGCAGAGAGCGTTGGCTTTCAAGATACGAAAAATGTAACGTCTCGAATAAGAGAAGGTTATGAATTAGTTCGTGCCGAAGAAGTTGAAAATGCATCTGATTATCCAGTTGTCGACGAAGGTCGATACAAGGGGGTAGTTGGGGTCGGTGGCCTTTTACTTGCAAAGGTACCAATCGAGATTGCGAAGCAACGTCAACAGTATATGACAGACCGTCATAAACAGAAGACTGAAGCCTTAGACAACGATCTTATGAAGGAGCAGGACAACAGGATGCCTATCAATGTTGATAGACAGTCCCGTGTAACCTTCGGTGGTACAAAGAAGTAACTAATTATTTAGTAATTTCTCGGGTTCATCCCTATCATCGATTTAACAATAACAAAGATAGGATATAACTATGGCAAATAGAAACACACAAGGTTTTGGACTTGTTGCTGCTGGTGCGCTTGGACAAAACGCAACTCAGTCACAAGGAAAATACTTTATAGATGCCGCTTCTACAACGACACTATTCAATGGTGGCGCTGTGGCTTCAGCATCAGGTTATATTGTAAATGGCCAAACGGCTAATGCTCCTGTTATTGGTACATTAAATGGAATTTTCTTTAACGCGGCTACAACTTTGAAGCCAACTTTTGCTAATTTCTATAATCAGCCAATTACACCTGCAAACAGTGAAGACATCACTGCATTTGTAAACGATAACCCAACACAACAATATGTTGTAGCAACTGACGCTACTGCAGCTCAATCAGTGTTCTTAGAATCATTTGATATGAATGCATCAGCGGGTAGTACTACTACTGGAAAATCAACATCGACTCTAGACATTGGAGACACCGGTGCTGATGATCATCAGTACAGATTATTAAGATCTGCTGAAGATCCTGAAAACGATGAAAATGCGTCTTTCAGATCAGTAGTCGTAGTAGCCAACTTGCTAGAACTACAATCATAACAGGAAGAATAGGAGATAAAACATGGCAATATCAAGAGCACAGCTAGTTAAAGAACTAGAGCCCGGTTTGAACGCACTGTTCGGCCTGGAATACAAACAGTATGAAAATCAGCATTCTGAGATTTATACTTCAGAATCATCTGACAGAGCTTTCGAAGAGGAAGTAATGTTAAGTGGTTTTGCAAACGCGCAAGTAAAAGGTGAAGGTGCAGGAGTCTCGTTTGACGAAGCACAGGAAACTTTTTCTGCGAGATACACACATGAGACAGTAGCTTTAGCATTTGCTATCACGGAAGAAGCTATCGAAGATAACCTCTACGATAGAATTGCTTCTAGATATACAAAAGCTTTAGCGAGATCTATGTCAAATACTAAACAAGTAAAAGCAGTTGAACCTTTAATCAACGGTCTACCAACGGCAGACGATTTTGATTCAGGTGACGGTGTTTCACTATTTAGTACAGCACACCCAACAATAGCGGGAACTTACAAGAACACGCTATCTGCGCAAGCTGACCTTAACGAAACATCTTTGGAGCAATCATTAATTGATATCGCTGCAATGACTGACGAAAGAGGTTTGAGAATAGCTGCTAGAGGAGTTAAAATGATAATTCCTTCTAAGCTTCAATTCACAGCTGAGAGATTGATGAAATCTCAAGGTAGAACTGCGACTGCTGATAATGATATCAATGCAATAGCATCTATGGGTATGATTCCTCAAGGTTATAGAGTGAACAACTACCTAACAGATGACGATGCGTTTTACATCATTACAGATGTTCCTAACGGTATGAAGATGTTCAATAGAGCACCTTTGACTACTGCTATGGAAGGTGATTTTGACACTGGAAACGTAAGATACAAAGCTAGAGAAAGATACTCTTTTGGAGTTTCTGACCCTAGAGGTATTTTCGGAGTAGAAGGCGCGTAATCATTAATTTTGTGTGGCGGTCTAAAAACCGCCACATTTAAAACATACAGAAATAAAACATATGAAAAAATTCTTAATTAAAATTACTGCCTACGGTTACATAACCGATTTTACAATTATGGCAGAAGACAATTCTAATAGTATCGAAAATGCAATCCTTGACAAACTAGGAAAAAATGATATTAATTGGGAGAAGTCAGGCTTTTATAGTTTGACAAAAAAATGGTTAACCTTTGAGGAGATTAACGATGACAAACTTACAAGACCTATACAAACAGAAAAGGTCTCTGGAGTTGAGTTGGGAGCAGGAGCATCTTAACGAGGGTAGATATACTCTTGATATGGTCAGAATAGATCATAAAGTCAGACAAGTAATTGCTGATATTAAGACAAAAGAAGCTGAGTTAGCACACCATGTTAGCAAAGTAGAAGACTCTGCACCACAAGTTTCCGTAGCTACTTAACAAAAAGCTACACCACTGAAATACCACTTTCACTACAGAATCTCTTGCACTCTATTTAAATCTGTTGTATATTTATCACACTGTATATTAAATAAATAAAATGTAGACGCATACAGTCGACATCCCTAGGGACTACATTTAATATTCTAGGAGGAATATAACATGGCAAACACAACGTTTACAGGCGCAGTCCGTTCAGAGAATGGCTTCGTTGATATAACAAAAACAGCATCAACTGGTGCAATTACAACTAACTCTACTTACTCTACTGATGCTTCAATTGGTGGAACTTTAGATGTTACAAGTGCAAGTACCCTTACAGGCAATGTATTTGCTAAAAACATTGCGCCAACTATAACGGGTCAAACAATAACTGCAAAAGCTACAGCAAGTACAAATACATATGTTGCAGGTATTAACGTTAACCCTTACACAGGAGCAAATGCTCAGGTAACAACTTTACCAGCGGCAACTTCAGGAGTTATAGTAATACATTCTCAATCAGTTGATACAACTGGTGGAACAGCTACTTTAATTTTTGATTGTGCAGGAACTGATGTTATTGAAACAGGTTCTGTATTTGAATCTAGAGCAAGTAGTGCAGTAATTTTTGATACTTCAACAGCTAACGAAACAAGATTAACTTATACGCCAGCTAATGCGGCAACTAATTTAATGAGTATTGGTTCACAAATAATATTTACATGTGTAACAGCAGGTAAATGGCATGTGTCAGCTAGACTAAGATCTATAGGTGCTGGAACAACTGGAACTTTTGTATTCGCAGCGTAATAATAATTAACTTGAGTGGGGTTTCGGCTCCACTTAAATTTTACTTGATTAAGGAGGGTAAATAAAATGGCAGACGTAGTAACAGGACCA